TAGAGCAAGAATAATAATTATCATGTTTAACTATATTTTTACATCCAATCTGTAATAATATATATTCCACTTTTTCATTAGTAAAAATATATTGTTTTAATCTTTTGATATCCATATGTCATGGTAACACTCCTTTCACTTTTTTATATTCCTTTTATTATTTCTAATATCACCATTAACCGAGTAGTTTGATTTTACTAATGCCCCTGAATTTATCCATGTATTATAATCTAAGTCCACTTCATAAAGCATTATTGAATTCTTTGCTCCTCCACGATTTTTGTCAATCTTCACACCATAATAAGTTCTGTTTGGATTTAAATTTTCATATGCTTCTTCTCCCCAACAACCAATGGGTATGTATTTATATTTATGATAATCTTCTTTATTTAATCTTTTACCCAAAGTTAAATGATCCGCTACATGCTTAATTTGCTTAGAATTTGCAATTTGGTTACTACTCAAATCAAATATATCAGTATAAATTGCATCATCTGTAAGTTGAAATACTGCATATAAAAACATATTTATTTCCTTCATCAATTCTTTAAGTTTAGTTGCAGTTTGTTTAACTGTCTGCCAGTCTTCTACTTGAAACCCCTTTAACGTATCATATCCTCCATATTTAATTCCATATATCATTTGATGCTTTTTAAACTCAAATTCTAATGCTGTATCAGAATAATCTATTCCAACATCTTTAAAAAATAATTGCGTTTCTCTTTTACTATCTACCCATTTGGCAACTTCCTGTGTCAATCTATACTCATTAGAATTTTTAAATACTCTTTTTATGTATTCATCTTCATCTTCAATAAAAACACCGTCATCATTTGTTTTTCGGTATATAAATTCATTACTAATATCGTCTTTGTATAATCCTAGAACAACTTCTCGTTCTTTTTTAACTATATCAATTCCATGTATTTCTTTAAATTCTTTGTTATTTAATACTGTAGTAATTAAACAACTTCTTAAATCTTCTTCATCCATTTCATTACTTGCTAAAAAGAATTTTTCATTTTTAACTAACGTAATATATGATGCTAACAACATTAATTTTCTAGTTTTACCTTCATTTGATAGTAGACCATCAAAAACAACTTTTCCTAATCTACATCCTCTAAACATTTCATTATACATATACCAAGGTGTCATTAACCCCATTTGTGGAGTAATTAAATATTTGTTAACTGTTTCACTTACACCACTATTAATTACTGTACTTTCTTTATTGCATAATATAACTGTACTAACCTTATCTGCTCCAGCTTTAATTGTTTTGTAAACTTGCTCTGCCGTCATTGTTGGGAATTTATGATGTTGCACCATTTTTTGTATAGGATAACCTTTTCTGTAATATTCTCTAACAAGAGAATATTTTTTTACAGTTTCAAAATAATTATCTATGTCATTCGCATCACAAATAGTTATTATTTTTTTTATTGTTTCATATCTTCCAAAATTAGAATATACTTTAAACCTCTCAGAATCTTGTGTCATAAAAGTATTAACTTTAAATTCATCAACAGTTTGTGAAAATGTTTTGTACATTAATTCAAAACAATCATAATAGAATTTCATTGCTTCATCAGCAAAATCATATTTACTTCTAATAAATTGACCATATTTTATGTATAAATCAGGTTCTTTATAAAAACATCCTACAAGTAACATCTCATTTTGAACATTTATTAATAAATCTTTTAATTCTCCTAAATCATTATTTATTGTGATTTAAACTCACCCCTAACCATATGTATAACTATTAAATTAATTCATCTATTAAATCTGCTAAATTATCTTCATCTTGAATATTTATAATTTCATGATTATTACTTTGATTATATAAAACTTCAGTTACAGTTACAGTTTCTTTTAAGTCACTATTATCTGAAGACTGAGCTTTTTGTTTGTCCAACCATGATAGATAATTTTCATATTTTGAAATAATTACAGCTAAGTCATAATTTAATCGTGCATAATTATCTAACTTTTTACCTTTAGAAATATTATTTGAATTAATCTTATCTAAATAACTAGATTTTCTAATCCACATATCATACATATGTTCAGGAGGGATAGGTTTCAATAAACCATTAAGATTTCCTTTAAATATATTTGACATTTTTATATAAAAATGTTTTGGAAGTTTAGTAACTTCATATTTTTCTTGTAGATAATTAAATAATATCTTTCTATCAAATTTATTCTTTGACACTATATACACCTTCTAAAATTGTATTTATATTATATAAGTCAAGGTAAAATATACCCTGACTTATATAATTTTATTTCTATTAATTTATTAATTCTAAAGCTTTTATAATAATTTCTATATTAGTTACATTTTTAAAACTAATTGGTAAACCTTCTTGTTTTAGTTTAGCTTTCATCCCTTCTTTTTCTTTTGGAGTTAGTGAAGTTAATTTTTGCATTAATTGATCTTTTAGCGAATCTAAATCCATAATTTCACTATTTTCATTTTCGTTGCCATTTGATTCTACACCAAGTACTTCTTTTTCAGTCTCATTCAACTCTTTTTTGATAGCATCATGCAATCTATTTTGAACAACAACATCCTTATTATTTTTTGTTTTATCAATAACTGATTGAAAAGGGAATAATGAAGGGTCTTCTATAATTTCACCATTTTGATATGTTTTAGTTCTATCTTTAATAACATGTGCTTTAACCAATTCCATATCGTCTTCTTCTCTAAATAACCTCATTTCTGTTTTTACATTATACCCCATACCCTTAAAACCTTCTGGTATCTTTTTCCCAGTTGAAATAGATGAAATTTTACCTTCTGAATCTTTAATTGACGTTTTTTCATCGACTTCTCTAGCAGTAACAATATAATGTAATCCACTTCCAGTTAAAGTTAATACTAAATCTTGACCTTTAAAATTAATAGTATTATAGTCTTTTAATTCAATTCCTGCACCTTCAACTTTTACAAATTTTTCTTCGCCTAATAGTTTATCTCTTTCTGCTTTAACATTCGCTCTTTTTTTACTAAATTCAATGATACCTTGTTTTACTGCTAGATTTAAAACTGATGTTCCATCAACAACAATTGCATCTGGAATAAATTGTTCACCATCAGCATCTAATATCATTTTATCAAAATCTTCTTTTCCTTCATCATCAAGTTCATAAAAGGGTTCTTTTTTAGAAGCTTTTTCTATGTATTGATTTACTTCTTTTAGAGATTGTGTGTAAACAATATATAAATTTTCTAAATTAATACCATCTGCTTCAATTGCATCTAACATATCATCAATTGATCCAGATTCCCCATCAAGATACAACACTCTAAATGGTTTCCCATCAGGTCTTTTTAAATATAAAAACTGTGAAGATATTGTACTTTTCCCAGATCCTTGTTCTCCATATAATAACATTTGAATTTTACTTTGTACTTTGCCACCTTTTCTTGCTGTTGCCATATAATATTCCTCCATTTATATTATTTATTTGTACTTAAATTTTGAGATTGGAAAGTGGTGTTTACCACTCTCCGTCATCTACATCTTTAATATTACTTTCTGAACCCCAATCTCCTTGTGCATTATTTGATTGCTCAATTTTTTGAATTGCTTCTTCAATTTTTTCTTTTGTATAAGTATCGGTGTCTAATGTTTTACCCTTTGCACCAGTGATAACCAATCTTCTTGTTGTTGGATTACTTATTCTTTGTGTAGGATCACTTTCACCCCATGTGTCATCATCTATAATTACTTCAATATTTTCAGACACTTCAATATGTCCATGTACTTGTATTGCATTATAAGGTTTTAATTTTTGTTTGAACATATTAGCTAATGATTTATCTTTGATAATAAATTCTGCATCTTCAATAGATGAATATGTTACAATTTTGGTTGAAACAACAAATTCTTCATCTTTTTTTTCTATACCCATAAATACAATCTGTTGACTAAAATCTGATTTAATTTCAAAATTTTCTTCAGAAAAATCTATATCTTTACTACATAATGATATTTGTTGAGGAACAAATTTTACAGAGCGTCTTTTACCATCCTTACCATCAAAACTACTAAATTCAATTTTCCCTTTGGAAAAAATACTCATATCATCTTCTAATGTTTCTTGTATTTTTTTACATGCATCAAATTCTGTAAGAGTTTGTTTAATATTCTTTCCCTCTTCGTCTTTCTCTAAACCAACTCTTAATCCAATAAGACTATATCCTTCTTTATTAAATGTTTTTCTTTTATCCCATTTAACTTTTTCAGTAATCGTTTTATTATCTTTATCTCTTGTTGAAAAGAAAACTTCTTCTTTAACCATTCCATTAAGACCAAGATAAATAGATTTATTTGGTTCTACTTCTACACCAAAATTAACAAGTCTCATATCTTTTTGTGTTTTAGTTTTCTTTTCTGTAAAAAATTTTTCTTTTTCTACTCCATTAACAATACCTCTGATTTGATATATTCCTGTTGTTTCTTGTAATCCATGTTTTGTTTTTGCCATATGTAATCAATCTCCTTCAAATTGTTTTATATTATTTATTTATTCAATAGATTTTATAAACAATTATTCAGGAGGAGAGTTTGCCCTTTTAATGACTTTCCAACCTGTACCACTATTTTTAATAGTTTAATCATTCCTTTCATTTATTTATATTATTTATTGATTTAACGTAATCTTATTATAGAACATTAGTTCGATTAAGTCAAGGGGCTATAAAAACCCAATCAAAGTACATTTTCGTACCCTTTACCAATCGCTGAAACCCTTATATAACAAGGGCTTCAGATTTTACAATTTGGAACATTTCCTCAATATCATCTAATAATTTATATCTTACCAAAGATGTAGAATTTTTTGCAAATTCACCTTTAACTAAATCTATATACATAGTAAATTGCCCATCATCACCCATATAAAACTCTTCCCATTGTTCACTTGTAAATAATCTTCTAACATTTAATTGCTCAATAGCAAGATTATCAAAACTAACTACATCGAATGATTTAATAATATTATGAATATTATTATAAATATCTTGTTGGTTTTGTCTAATAATTTCATTATTTTCTGAAAGATAATTATGACCTCTTCTTAAATCCTTATATCCTAAAATAAGCAATTTATAGTTTTTATTAGCTAATTTCATTATATCTTTATATGAATGGACTCCATTAATTACATGAATTACTATATTACTTTTATATTCGTTACACCAATCTTCTTTAAAAATATTATCTAATTGATCTTCATTACCATTATAAGACACACCTACTCCATGAACTTTTTCGCTATCAATCCAATCAAATATATTATAATAATTCCAATTAGCAAAATGAATTTGATTTACAGTTATATTAGCAACAATTCTTTGCATTTTACACCATGCTAAAAATTCATCTAATTTTGGATTTTCAAAAATATTTCCTCCACCTATAGCTAATTCTGTTCCTGGTTTTAATGAATAAAGAAAATTGTAGTTAAAATGTGCTATGTCTCCATTAGGTGTAGAATTTTCATGACAAAAACTACATCCTGCATCACATTTATCAGAGATTTTAATATCAATATTTTCAGGAAAGGAAGATATAAATTTATCCTCCTCTGTTTCCCTAATTTTGGTTCCATCATTTAAATTTAATCGTACTTGGTAATTCCCGTTGTTATAAGTTAACCATTCATTCATTTTCAAACCTCCAAATAAAACCACCTGCTGTTTTTCGTTTCCCTTTGCAACATTGAGAAATATGACTACGACCAACTTTGGTTTTCTCTTCAGCTTCTTTTCCACTATTATATCTATTTAAAAAATTTCCTTCTTTGTCATATTGTAAAACTGGCTTATATTTACCAACTCTACTTTTTTCAATAGCCTCTTTGGGCATTTTTCTTCCTTTTCCAGCTTTACTAATTTTTATTTTTACTTCTTCTGAAAGATGTTTGCCTTTCAACCAACCTGGTTTACCCTTCATAGCTATAGAGCGTTTTTTAATTGTTTCATCAGATTGTTTTTTACCGTAATTCCAATGGTCTTCTCCGTACACCATTTTTCTATTTTTATTTATTTTTTCAAGGGTTTCTGGCAACATCCCTAGTTTAAATCCAATTGAAAGGTAATAATTTAATTCCTCTTCTTTAACCATTTTTTGAACTTTACCATTATTAATTTGTATTCTACCTTTAACATTTGTATTGCCATTAGAAGCATTTCTAACCTTTTCTTTGGTTTCGTCACTATATGGCAACTCTCCAAATACAAAACCTTTTTTAAGAAAATCTTCTACCTCATCTTCAAAAACGAATCTCATTTCTTTCCCATTGTTTAAATGAACTCTTCCCTTGTTAGCTAAACTTACTTTTTTCTTGTCTTGTTCTGTATATCTATACCCTCTACTTCCGTATCCGCCATCATTTAAGTTATACCCTTTTCCTGTTTTATTTCGATTGCAGGAGTAATAATTAATCCAATATACTTCTCTATTATTTAACTCTTCTTTGCTACATTCTTCTATTATTATAAATTCGAAGTTATCTTCCCCATATTTATTCCAAGCATTTTGTAATACTGACTTTTGCTTACTCCCTTCATAACGATGATGATTTCTTTTAAGTAAGCGTTTATGATTTTCCCATCTTTTTTCAATATCTACTGATTGCCCTATATAACATTCATTTGTTATTTTATTTGTTATCTTATATATTCCAATAGACAACCTTCAATTTCCTCCTTAATTAACCATCATACCCATACTTGCCGAACACTACCACTTTATCTCCACTTTTGGTCGTATATGTATCTTTAAAAATTTCAAGATAATCTTCATCCATATATTGATCATATGTCTCTAAATCATCATTATCTTCTTCTGTCTTCTGTACAAATTCATCATTCCATCTATCAAGTAATAAATCTCCATTCTGCCATTTTTCAAAGTCCTCTGCTGATACGATAGTTAAGCTATGAGTTGAACTACTATTTGTTTCAAAAATACATCTTCTAATTGTTCTTAACATAATTTTTCACCTTTCCCTTTTTTATCC